GTCGAGGATCTTGATTTCGTCCTCGGTGGCTCCCTGCGATTTTAAGTACTCTGCGTAGGTCATAACTCACCTCAACCTGTTATCGGCGGTGCGGCCGGCTCGCCGGCTTCCTGGTGCTCCATAACGATCCGCATGATGTCGCGGATTTCGTTGTTGATTTTCTCAACATGCGGGGCTGCAGCGGGATAAGAAGTGGCAATCGAACGGGCCCAATGCACAAATTCTATGGCCTTCACGGTATCGCGCTGCAAGCCGGGGGATGGCTTGGCCGGCGCGGGAGAAGACACAGGAGGATTGCTCGGAGGAGTCTCGGGGGTCGGAGTGCCCTGGCCGGTATCGGGTCCTCCCATGGTGGGAGGAGGCTGGAGAGCAGAGGTCGCCATTCAAACTCTCTTGTGTGCCTGCTTCGAGGATTTCTTGAAATCACTGTGAACCAGATGCTCGTTGCGCATGTCGGTTTTCATGGCCAGCCGGCGCTGTCTGCCGCCGAGCTTTGCGAGGTTGCCGACGAACCCGCCGCCCTTCACGCGGCCCATTCCATGACCTTTCACCTTTTACCTCCAGACTTACGCTTTGCTTTGCTACCCCGCTTGGCCTTGAGGGCTTTTCTCAAAAACTTGGTGGAATGCTCTCTAGCTTCCATCGCCGCGGATTCTTTTTCTTCCCTCAAGAAGATCCTTTCGATTGGGGTAAGGACGGAGAGGGTAAGTCTGCCGTCCTTGCCTCGGTTTCACCCTTTTGCTCGGGGACCCCTAATCCCGCCGAAGCGGTGGGATCATTACCGGGCTAAGGACGGCCCTACTTGTGATGGCGCTTCCGACGATTGGCTACAAAACGATCGTTCATATGGCATCTCCTTTCGCAAAATAAAAATGGCCCAGGAAGTCCGAGTTGCTAGATGACGAGTGGGACTCGGAATTCCCGGGCCGCATGGTGGAATGTCCTCAAGATGTGCGAGAGGACAATCTCAATTCGGAACCCTGGAGGAGAGTGAACTACTGGAGGCAGGGAGTTGTCAAGATAAATCTTCACCGGGGACAACGTGGGCTTCTTCGCGGAAGCGGATTGTGCCGATTCCGCCCTGATTCATGTCGATCATTAGCTTCCCAGTCGAGCGCTGGTCGCGCAGGAAGTGGAGGAGAGAAGCGATGTCCATGGTAGGAGGGAATCCTCTTTCACGCACGAGGACTTGAGAGTCTCGTATGTGGGGGGTAGAGGATTCCCTCATTGAGGAAGACTTCGCCATTAGCGGCTCTCCGCAACGGTACTGCGGGCTCCGCCTTCTTTGCTCACCAGACGCGGCGGAGCCTGGCCGGTTGGCGGTCGGCCTTCGGGATTCTGCTTGCCGGCTCCGGGCTTGGCGGCTCCCGGGGGCCCTGCGCCGTTTCCGCCACCAGGGACTTCGATCCCCAGCTCCTTAGCGATCATCTGCATTTTAACTAGATGCTCAAGCTGCATTTCCTGTTCGCGCTCCCAGCGTTCGAGAACAGTATTGCCGGAGATGGAACCATAATTTGGAACGTTCCAGGCTTCGGCAATGGTCTGGGAGTCGATCATCACTCCGGCTTTGCGGAGCTGTACCAGGCCGAGCTTCATGACCATTTGTTGCATTTCGTGGAGGGTGTTGGGAAGGATCAGGAAGCGGAGGTTGTCCGCGAAGATCCTGGCTCGCCGCATCTTCGGAGTGGGAGACGATTCATCGGGATTCTCTCCGGGAAGATGCGAAGGAACGATCGAAGCGGGATCGAAGTCGAATACTTGCCGCGTGACGCCATCCGCTCCTACGTACTGCATGATCCGAGGAGTTGTGAAATATTGGCTGATGTCGTATTTGATCATATCCCCGAGATCGCGCATGGCCGGTTCCATGGAGCGGGAAGTATCGTCGATAATCGGGCCCATGAGTTCCATGATCTTTTCGAGTTCATCCATCGAACCGATCGCGCGGGATCTAGCGAGGGCCATCACCTCGTTGATTCCGAGCTGGGCATCGAGAGCGGATTTCAGATATTCGAGGAAGGTGATGAATTCGCCGTCGAGTTTGGTCATATCGTAGGGAAGGACCGGAGTGAATGGAGGTCCCTCCACGGCCGTTCCATCGAAGCCCACGCGCGAATCGGGCATGTAAGGATCGAAGTCATTGGCTTCTTTTCTGGCCACTGCATTGGTGTCGTAGGCCATGGATGGGCGGAGCTGCGCACGGACTTTGTCCATCATTCCGCGGGCCACTTCCTTGATTCCCTCGTTCAGCTCGTAGCCGTCGTGGACCAGGGAATAACCAAGAGGCTCCCACGGCCACATGTCAACAGAGAAGGGAACTCCGGGAAACATTCCATGCCAGTCGAACGCAGGGCCATCGTACATGACGGTGCGATCGGAAGAGATGATCAGACGACGTTGAGGATAGAGGCGAGCGTCATTGGCATCGGCTTTGCGTCCATCGGGAAGCTGCTGGCCAACGTAAGGGACCGTGTAGAACCAAGTGGATCCCGGATCCCCCATGGGGATTTCCTTGCCGGTGCGATTGATGGTGAGATCGATGATGTACTGCCGGCGCACCGGGACCAGGAGATCGGCGAGAGCGGGATCGCCAGCGGAGCGAGTGCCTTTGCCAAAGATACGCTGGATGATGTTGCCGAAATTCTGCATCGCGGAGCGGCGAATGTTGTCGTCCGCATACCAGTAACGAGCGGATTTCGGCTGGAGGACCTGTTGCTTCTCGGGCCACATCGCGTGGGCCATCGCCACCGGCATTTCGTCGAGGATAGTGACCACGTAGCAGGATTGCCAATCGCCGTTCGCGGGCATTTGGACGGGAAGGATGCAGGGCGAGCCGTAGGTAAGGATCGTCAGTTCACCGGGGCCCTGACCAAATAATTTCCGACGATAGGTAGGAACCGTCCAACCCAGGCCGGTGGCGGCAGCGTATTGGAGGGCTTCTTTTATCTTCCGGTCTGCGAAGGACTCCAGATACCAGGCCCGGGTTACCTTGTTCATCATCTCGGCCTGATCGGTGTAGGCTTTGTTGTCGGAATGATAGCCCCACAAGGGACGGAGCTTCGCGAGAGCGCCTACGACTTGGCGGCAGTTCTTTTTTAGAGGATTAGGGTTGAGGCGGGAGCGATAGGCCGCGGTGGTAGTGTATCCAGTGTCTCGGCCGGCGATGACATCGAGTGCGCGGTGGATATCCATCGAAGGACGCTGGGACTTGAACCATGCCTGACCCTGCTGGGTAGCTTCGTCGCACCAGCCAAGGATGCGGGTCTGCAAGGCCGCGGCTGGCGGCGCTTGCCATTCGAAAGGCATTGCGGAAAGATGTTGTTCATCCGGCATTGATATTTATCCGATCCACAGAAACTTTTTCTTCGTCCACGCGCCGGCCCGCGGGGGTATCGAAATGGAGGGCATGGAGGTACATTTGGCGCTGCGTCAGGAATTGCGCGTATTTGTTGCGCTTCTGTTCATCCTTGAGCTGGAGCCACGCTTTGATGAATTCCTGCTCGTAGACATCGGTGGAAGAGGAGATCATTCGAACATAAAGGCGATCACGGATCTTCTGGTGCCACTGCTGGTCGCGTGCCCGCTCGAGTTCAACTTCCTGCTCCTGGCCTTCGCGCTCCTGCTGGACCAGTTTTTTCTCTAGTTCATAGGCATCACTCAGGTAGCGGGCTTCCTCGCGGCGGTAACCTTCGGGGGTTGGGCAGTCGGTGTAGGGAGCGATTAGGACGTAGCCGATGGGACGCGGAGGGTTGGACAGCGCAGAGGAGCCACAGACGAAGTAGATGATGGGTTCAATGTGTCCGGCGCTCATCGCGAAAACAGCTCCAGGCCCCTGTCCATGTATATCACATCCCTAAGATCCAATTGCCTGGGATTTCTTATCTCTTCCGCAGAGATGACGTGTCCCTGGTAAGGAGAGATGTCGATGGGGGCGAGCCGCTGGGCTTCAATCGATCGGCGCTTGGATCTTTCGACAATCGACTTAGTATCCTGAGGACAAAATACAGACATAGCGGAGCTAAAGATGCGATCGTCATGCTCGTCCTCCGCGTGCTCCAACTTTTCCTTGCCGGCTGCGGTGTAATGGACTTCAAATTCCGTCATCTCGTTCAGGAGCCACGGGGAGTTGACACGGGACCAGCCGTTCTGAACGAAATGGACGAAGGAAGTTACCAGGATCGGACGGGACCAGCCATGAGTAAACCATCCGCGGTGACCGTCCTTGCCGCGCTTCATACGGTTGACCTTCGCGAGGCTGTAATCGAAGCGAGTCATACGATGGAAATTGGTGTAGCCCATTTTGGCCATTTGGAGCTGGCAGGTATCGCCAACGGCGGCGACCTGCTCGATCGAGACGTAGGGCTCTTTCCAGCGGGTGACCCCGGCTTCCATGAACTGGCCATAGTAGGCGGCGATGCACAGGACGAAAGCGAAGGCTTCGACGTGGTTGACAAAAGAGGATGCGAACTCCGCGCACTGCTCGTCAACCTGGCTGGGACCTCCGATGGACCAGACTTCGATCGCGGTAGAGTCTATGCCCTTGCCCTCGGAGGTATCTACGCCGATGGAATAGTTCACTCCGGGCTTGGGGGGATGCCATACAAAGAATATGCCAGTAGAGTCCTCGGCGACGTTCTCACGTAGAGGAGAACGGAACTTGAGGGGAATGAGTTCCCAGGTGTGAACTCCGGTGCGGGGAGAACGATAGCGGACAGGAACGCGTTCCTTATGGTAGTCGATATACTCGGTAGGGGGCTCGTGAGCGGATTCGATGGATTGGCCGGCAAGAGCGTAGCATTCGTAGTCGCGCTTCCGGGCGGAATCGATCTGGGTGATAGCTTCATGTCCGAATACGGATTCGACGGATCGTTGCAAGGCTTCTTGGTCATCGCTGGCCATCTCCTGCAGAAAGGATGATTCGGTGCCTTTCTGCTTGGCTTCCCGGTGATTCCATTCCCAATACCATTGCTGCTCGATTGGCATTTCCCAGTCGCCGCCGCGGTGGATGCCGCGGCGCTGCTGCTCCTCAATTAAATGTTTTTTCAGGAGCGGAGTGGATTGGACATAGAGTTTGGCCTTCGTAGCATGCTCGCGCGTGTCGCGATCGGGATACCATCCATCGGGGATGGGGTGGGTTCGCATATCGGTGGGCATCGGATAGATATCCACGCCGCAGAACCACGGGAGGAACATGGGAAACATCCGAGCGTTTGGCCAGTTGTCCCGGGAGTAATACCAGGTATCCGCCCACCATCCGGTGTTGCCGCGGCC